TGCATTACTGGATCCAGAGATGGAAGAGATGCCTACTGATTATGTAAAAGGTGTTGACTTCAGAATCAACAAGACAACCAAAGGTGGTTACGCTGACTACTCAACATCGAAATGGTCAAGAAGAGAAAGAGCTCTGGACGAAGCAGAGAGAGCCGCAGTAGAAACACACGGGTTACACAACCTAGGTGACTTCAGACCAAAAGAGCCAACAGAAGCAGAAGTAAAAATAATCAAAGAGTTATTTGAGAAATCTGTAGAAGGTGAAGCTTTCGATCTTGAACAGTACGGTCAATACTACAGACCCGCAGGAATGGCTTACCAAGCTAAACCGCAAGTATCTGTACCAACAGCGAGTCCAGTAACTGAAACTGCAACTGCACCAGCGGTAGCACCAGCGACTGAATCTGCACCAGCGGCGGCACCGGCAACGGCGGCTCCAACAGGTGATAGTGCCAAGAGGGCAGAAGACATCCTGAAGTTGATTAGATCAAGACAAGCAAAATAATCTGACATTTTACCAAGGCCCTGATATTGACGTTAGGGCCTAGGTATGCTAATATATTATACACAAAGGATAAAATTATGACAAAAGTATTTGACGCAACAAAGTTTAGAAAGAGTATCACAAAATCAATCCAAGGACTGGGTGTAGGATTCAGCGATCCCACTGATTGGATATCAACAGGAAATTACGCATTGAACTATTTGATGACTGGTGATTTCAATAAGGGAATTCCACTAGGTAAGGTTACTGTGTTCGCAGGAGAATCTGGAGCAGGTAAATCATACATAGCATCAGGAAACATTATCAAGAATGCACAGGAGCAAGGTATATTTGTTATACTTGTTGACACAGAGAATGCATTGGATGAGAAATGGTTACAAGCATTGAAAGTAGACACATCAGAAGATAAACTTCTAAAATTAAGTATATCAATGATTGATGATGTAGCTAAAACTATTTCAGAGTTCATGAAAGGTTACAAAGAAGCACACTCCGAAGACAAAGAAGGTGCCCCAAAAGTATTATTTGTTGTTGACTCATTAGGTATGATGCTTACACCAACAGATGTTAATCAATTCGAAGCAGGTGACATGAAAGGTGACCTAGGTAGAAAACCCAAGGCATTAACAGCACTTGTAAGAAACTGTGTTAACATGTTTGGTTCATGGAACGTGGGACTTGTAGCAACCAACCATACATATGCATCACAGGATATGTTTGATCCAGATGATAAGATATCGGGTGGACAAGGATTTATCTATGCAAGTTCAATTGTGGTTGCAATGAAAAAACTTAAATTAAAAGAAGATCTTGATGGTAACAAAGTCACAGACGTGAGAGGTATTAGAGCGGCTTGTAAAGTCATGAAGACAAGATATGCTAAACCGTTCGAAGGTGTACAGGTCAAGATTCCATACGAAACAGGAATGAATCCGTACAGTGGACTTGTGGACTTGTTTGAGAAGAAAGGTATACTTGTACAAACAGGAAACAGACTAAAATACATCGATAAAGCAGGCAAAGAACACATTGACTTCAGAAAACAATGGATAGGTGATAAATTAGATATGCTAATGGCAGACTTCGAAGAAGATACAGACTTTGCCGATAAAGAAGTTATAGACGTACCTGAAGTAGTTGAAACAAAGCCAAAAGCAAAAACTAAAAAAGCAGAACCAATTATAGAGAAGGAATAGATGATAGACTTTACACACGAAGACATCGAACGTTTGTGGAACTCAATTATACATTACGTCCCGGAGAGACAAAAATTGGACATGGCGATTGATTTCATTAAGAGTTTAGAAGACATCGGTGTAGAGCATGATGAGATAAAAGCATCTGCAGAATATGATCCAAAACTTGAAGAAGCTGTTAACACTGTGTTCGAGGAAGATGAAGTAGACGAAGATGGATATAGCGAGGATGAATGATAAACTGGTACAACGAAGTAAGTAGAAACCTATCTAAGATACCCGACTGCGTAGCATACTACGACGCCGAACTACTAGAAGCAAAGAAACAATGCAAAGTATACGGCAATCTAGAACGTGCCAGTGCATCGTTGCCCGGCATAGTCGAAGAAAGATTCAGCCAACTGCAACACCTCGAAGCAATACTAGAATACCTGAACATAGAGCTGAGAAGATTAAGATCAAAGACCTTCAGAAAATTCCTAGAGAACTACAATAAACTATTAAGCAGTAGAGATGCAGAGAAATATGTTGATGGTGAAGACGACGTTGTTGACATGACTAAAATTATAAACGACTTCGCATTGATCCGTAATCAATGGTTAGGAATAACCAAAGGGTTAGATCAAAAACAATGGCAGATCACAAACATTGTTAAGTTGAGGGTGGCAGGGATGGAAGATGCCGATATCGGCTAGTAGAATCATATTAACAGACGTAGACGGAGTACTGCTGGAATGGGAACATCATTTCACTAAATGGTTACAACTACGATCGTACTTTGACAAAAACGGAAATAGGAATTATCCATATAAGCTATTAGATGCCAAGCATGACGACTACGACATGTCTAAAAGATTTGGAATTAGTAAAGAAACAATAAGCCAAGAGATCAGAGAGTTCAACAGGAGTGCGTGGATGGGGACACAACGACCTATGTTGGAATCACAGACATGGGTAAAACTGCTACATGCCGAGGGGTGGACCTTCGTACCAATAACATTACAGACGTCAGACATACCAGGACAGGCACTACGTAAAAAAAGATTAGGTGAATTATTTGGCGAACATGTTTTCTCAAATTACCATATATTAGGTACAGGTGCAGACAAAGACAGTGCATTAGCAAACTTCCATGACACCGGGCTGTATTGGGTCGAGGACAAGCCTAAGAACGCACTAGCAGGGCTGTCTTACGGTTTAAAGCCTATATTAATTGACCATCCATACAACAGAGATTTTAATCACCCTGACATCATACGTGTAAACAATTGGAAACAAATACACGAGATGTTATCTAGATAACAAAAGAGTTAGTTTAAAGGGTAGCTTCGTTATATTTTAAAAAACAAAGTTCAACACATTCCCCATTGGTTTTTCTGTTTGTAAATACCGTGAAACCTATTTTTTGATAACGTTCTACTATTGAATCTAATTTTAAAAATTGTGCATCATGATCTCCAATATACATTTCACACTCAGCTAAAACTATTTTAGGAGCTAGACCTAGGTCTAGTATTTCTGTCAGCATCTCATGCCATCGCCCTTCGATGTCTAACTTGATAACATCAACGTCTCGTCCATGCTGTTCAGCTATTGTTTTTAAATTTATTGTTTCTACCTCGATTTCGTCATGCGGGTTTTCGGGCCTGTCTAGTTGGTAGCATTTTTTTGAGTCATTGATGGCATAGAATTTTAGTATTTTTCCGGATTCTTTGTCGTATGCTTTGTTGGTATGCTCGATCCTGTAGCCACCACTGTTGGCACTGTCAACTGTGAGTTGAGATAAAGGTGTTGGATCCCATGTCAATATCTTTGCAGTTTCGTTATGTTTTCTACAATTTAATTCAAACCTAATTTCTCTCGACACGCCAAAGCACCAATACATGTTGGCCGTTTCCCTTAACTTGTCGGGTATGCTGTATTGTTTGTGCTTACTCCAGCCTTTGTTATTTGGTTTTTCTTTTGTGTCATTGGCACTAGGAGTCAGAGGAAATTTAAGTTCGTACTGTCTACAACGTTCAGAGAGTTTCATGCAAAGATATTTATAGTGTAAATATCAGTATGAAAATTTATGTAGGGTGGGATCCAAGGGAAGACATAGCGTACCAGGTTTGTGAACACTCTATTAAGCGTAGAGATGCCGACGCAGAAGTCATTCCACTGAAACAGAATCAGATGCGAGAGCAGGGCATCTACACCAGAGAGCTAGACAAGTTAGCCACAACAGAATTTACATTCACGAGATTCTTCGTGCCATACCTTAGCAACTACAAAGGGTGGGCGGTGTTCTGTGACTGTGACTTCCTTTGGAAGATCTCTGCGAAGGAACTGGAACAATACTTTGATGATTCCAAAGCAGTGGTCTGTGTACAACATGAGTACACCCCGGAAGAGGGATCTATCAAGATGGATGCACAAGTACAAACAGCCTATCCCAGGAAGAATTGGAGCAGTATGGTGCTATGGAACTGTGCTCATCCAAAAAACAAATTGTTGACCCCGGAGTTCCTAAACAAGCAGACTCCAAAGTTCCTACACAGGTTCAGTTGGTTAGAAGATTCAGACATAGGTGCACTACCACACGAATACAATTGGTTAGTTGAATGGTACAAGGAACCCAAAGACGGTGTACCCAAGATACTGCACTACACAGAAGGTGGACCATGGTTCGATGGATATAGAGATTGCGAATATTCCGATGATTGGAAGAAGGAAGTAATTAATTTATTCTCAGCATAATGAATTGGGAAAAACTTAAACCACACCATTATCATAAAGAACCCGTAGAACACATCTATTCAAAAACTATATTTGATATGAAAGAGTACGATAATCTTTACGAGAATCAGAACAATATGTCACACAAGGTATGGAAGAATCTAAGTGAAAAGTATAGTATTGAATTTAAATTTCTCAAAGACATAAGAGATTTTGACAAAGATAAAGATGTAATATGTTTGTGGTTTTTTAAAGATCGAGGAGATCGGACTGCAGGTCAGTACATAAAAATAGCAGGACAGACTATCACATATTTTCCGAACACATTCCTGATCACAAAGTCAAAAGATATACTGATACGGGAGAAAGGATTCATATACAGACCGGCACTGCAATTAGATTTACCTAGTAGT